ATGGGAACGCCGACTTTGGCGTTCTGGTAGCCACCGGCTTTGATTGCGATGTCGATGAGTTGGAGGAGGCTATTGGCCTGCTCCTGCGTAAGTTCGATGTGAATCATACGGTCGGAGCATCGGCAACCGGAGCGTCGTTTGCAACCAAAGGCGGTGCAATGTACGGCAACATCGGAGGCACCGGATCAGGAGTAGGCGGCACCCACGGCAGCGGAAGACTCACAACCGGCGGGTTGATCTGGTCGTTGATCTGCGCGGTGACGTTGGCTTCGATTGCGGCCTGATCGACTCCGTTCTGATAGCACCAACCCAACACCTGATCCTGCGTCAGTTCGTTGTACGGAGTGAACGAGCCACTCGGCGGAGCGAAGCTACAGGAGCCGTAGCAGGTTCCGCTGTAGCTGTCCTGCGAGCCGTTGCACCTCCAGTCGGCGGTGATGACGACATCGGTGAGCGAGCCTTCGGTCGGCTTGACCAAGAGGCGTTCGATGATCCAGTTGATAGTGGGCATAGGATTAGGCGTTGGCGATGGTGGTGACGGTGCCGGAGCTTCCACGGTACTTCAGCGCACCGGCTTCGACGTAGAGTTGACCGCCAGCGACGTTCGCAGTCGGAGCGGTTCCGTTGGCAATCTGGATGGTCTTTGCAGCGGTGGTTCCTGCGGCGGTCAGACCGACGAGTAGGTTGCCAGAGGTGTCAATCAATGCACGAAGAGTGGCATTAGTGTAGAACCCGAGATTGTGGTTTGAAACGGTGCCAACCAAACCATTACCTCCGGTTTCGCCAATGACATTTTGGACACTGTTTCCAGTAAAACGAATACCGCTTCCAGCAGAACCGGCGACATCCAGCTTGAACGCCGGACTCGCAACCCCGATGCCGACGTTGCCGCCATTGGGATTGAGGACGATGTCGTAGTTGAGTGCGTAGTTGCCCCGAGAACGGGCTTGGAACCATCCATAAACTCCTCCGGCAGTAGATACACCAGCATCGACGCACAGATTGGTTGAAGCACCCACCGCTCCAATTCGGAATGCGCCATTCGTAGTCGATGAACCGCTAGTCGCAGGAGCCGCATCAGGACCGTCAACACGCAACTTTAGTTCAGGCGCAGCCCCCACCCCCAGTCCGGTGGAGTTCAAAGTCATGGCGGTGCCAGCGCCTCCGCCGACGTTCGACCATGTGTGAACTCCGGTGCCTCCTACACGGTAACGCTCTGTAAGCACATTGGAGACGGCTTTGGTTGAAAACCCTAAAGCACCTGATGTGGATGTGCTTTCATCATCGTTGCCTCCAAAAATCTGAGCCACATCCTCAAGTGAAGCGGTGTCTATCGAACGGTTTCGGCCGAAAACCAAAGCAGAGTATGATGTACCCACGCCAACACCAAAATTTGCGCTGGAGTTGATTACCAACCCTTGATTGATGGTGCCAGCAGCAGTGCTTCCGGCTTCAACCGTCAATGGCTTGAAGAGATTTGTCGTTACAACACCGACGCGATTGGCTGAACTGTTAACCTTCAGCGTGTTCGTATCCACCGTCAGGTCGCCGCTGATGGTGGCGGAGGACAGAGCCGCAATTCCGCCGGCGCCTAGGAGCTGGTTGACGGTGATGTTCTTGGTCGTTCCGGACGCGGCCATCGAGTTGTCGCTGACGTCGACAATCGGGAACAGGTCGTTGGATGGAGCGACCGTGGTTATGGCTGCGAGCGCTGTGATTTTTGTATCGGGCATGACTAGTTAGCTTGAATGATGAGTTTGCCGTTGTCCTCCTGCACGAGGAAGTTCGAATTCTCGCACAGGATGGAATCAAAAGTTCCGAAAGTGATGACGATCTTGGAAACGCCGTCCTCCAGGAGGAGGAATCCCCCGTCTTCGCGCAGAAGGTCACGGCGCATGATCGGCAGGTCGGCGCCCCCACCAGCGGAGCTGATGGGCTGATCGACGCCGAGTCCTAGGCCGAGTCCGAGTCGCATATCAGGTCCACTTGCGGTTGTACAGGACCAGCGAGCCGCTTGAGATTGAGATGGAGGTGAACACGCCGTTGATGCTGTCGCCGGCCTGGATGGTCACGCCGCCACCGAGGTCGGTGATGTTAGACGTGCAGGATCCGAGAATGGTCGTCGAGACAGCATGGATCTCCATCCAGTTGCCGCTCACGGTTCCGTTCGATGCGGTGATGTATCGGCCACCGTTTTCGCCGGCCAGTTGGCGGTTTGATCCGACATTCATAGGGTGAACTTCTGACTGCTTCGTTTTGTGCCACCGCTCCATCCAACCTGCAAGCGTGTAGCCCCACAGCGCACTCGCACCTCGGGGTTGTCGCGCTCAACTTCTTTGAGAAACTGAGAATCCTTCCAGCAATCGTAACCGAGCCGCTGTCCCCAAGCATGGTAGAGAGTGGGGTCGATTCGCATCCGCAGTCGCCCGATACCGTCAATGGATCGGATCTCGCGCTGCGAGTCCCTAGCGATGCGCTTCTGATCAATACCGGCCTTCACCCAGTCCTTCTGGAGGCCGGTTTGGAACTCCTTGATGATGGCACGGCGCAGTTCGCCGGGCATATCGTCGAGAGCGCCAGCAATTACGGATGCTGCGGAATTGTTTGCCATGAGAAAAAGAAAGGAGGGGAGGCCCGGGTGTGGGCCTCCCCTCTGAGGATGATTAGGTGGTGCAGTTGAAGAAGCCGAAGCCGCTCGGGTTCTTCACCACAAGACCGGCGATGGCCTCGATCAAGCGGGCAGGGCCGCCGCCAGCATCAGGCAGGGTCTTGACCTGCGGGAGTTTGGCGTAGCGGATCTCGACCATGTCCATCGGGATGATGTAACCCTTCTGAGCCTGAGGGGTCAAAGAAGTTCCAGTCTTTCCACCGATAAAAGTGGACGGATGAAGTACGAGCCTACCGAAATCCCCTTCAAAAAGATCGATTGAGGACTTGTAGGTATCACTCGAAAGGTCCTGGTTGAAGGTGCGAACAGAAGTCGCAGCGATGGCGTTGTTGTTGGCAACCTCGGTGGTGCGCGAAGAGGTGAGGTTGGTGAACGCACGCTTGAGCGTGGTGCCCAAAATGCAATCGTAGTCCCGGAAGGTGCCGGTCTCGTTATAGACGCCGGTCAGCACGTTCTGGACGGTGGCCTCGGTCAAGGCTGCGCTTCCGGAGGTGATTACGGCATCGGTGTTGGGAGCGTAAGCAGACGTCGGGGCTCCGATACCATTCGCAGCCGTGGTCGTCAGCCAAGTGCCCAGTGAGGCGGTCAGGTAAGGATTGGCGCTGCTGACCTCGGATGACGCGGTTTGATTGGTGCACATGAAGGTCGCCTCCATAGAGCGCTTCAGTTCGACCAATCGTTTAGCAATGCCGTTTGCGAGCTCATCGCTCACGCCGGCAACGTCCTGAGTCTCAGCGATGAAACCGATGCGCAGGTCGTTGCGGAACGCCTGGGCGTAGTTGCTCAAGCGGGTCCGGTTCTGAACCGGGTTGCCAGCGCTAGCGACAGTCACATCAGTACCGTCGACAACACCGGCCAGAACGGGTTCAGCGTAGTCGTCGACCTGCCAACTGAACTGCATATTTCCGAGGTCTTTTCCCTTCGGAGCCATCGAAAAAAACGGGGTCGACTTGGCGTCGACGATGGCGATGTAGTCCGCAAGATCTTCACGGATTGCGGAGGTGGAAGCGAGCGGCACTGTGCCGGCTTGGTTTTCTTGGAGTAGGGGCATGATTTAGAACATCCTTTTGAGTACTTGAGCTAACTCGGTGGTCGTCCCGGACTTGGTGAACTTCGACTTGGCGTTTTCCAGGCTGACCTTGGCCGCATCCTTCTTTGCAGGGATGGCGGTGGGTCGACCGGGTTGACTGGGCGCCTTGACCAGTGGGCGGGTGGCAGATGGCTTGCCCTTGGCGGACTCCTGCGCCAGACGCAACTTGCGCCCGGCAATGAAGTCACCGACCAGCACCTGGTACTCCGGAAGTGAGGCAATCTGCGGCAGTTGCCGCAGGACGGCCTGCGCCTCGGTGTACTCGGTAGCCGAACGGTCTTTCCACCATGGGTAGAGCTGTTCTGCGATTGGCTTGATCTGCTGGTAGTTCTGCAGGAAGCGGGCGCGGTTTGGTATGTGCAGGTCGATGGCGTCTTCTACACGCCGCTTGATCTGCTTCACGTCCTCCGCGCTGTACTCCTTGCCCTCTATTTCGCAGCCGTCGATGTTGTCCTCGCACCACCGTTTCAGATTCCGGGCCTTGCTCCACTCATCGTTGAGTTTGGACGCATCCCAGATATCCGCGAACGGATCCGCGGCGGACTGCACCGGAGCGGGCCTCTCGACACTCTGCTCCAGCTTGGTCTTGGCCTCGTTGAGCTCACGCTCCAACGCATCGGCCTTTTCCTGTGCCTCGCGTTTTTGGCGGGTCAGTTTGTCGATGCGCTTGCGGAAGCCCAGCGATTCCTCGTCGCTGTTCTCTTCGGTCTCGGAAAGAACCTCCTGCTCAGGCGACTCGGCCTGAGCGTCCGTTTGTTCTGCGGTCGGCTCCGCATCCTCGGCCTCCGGTTCCGCACTCGCGGCCTCGGGCTCCGGCGTTTGTCGCTCGACGGCTGACGCCTTCTCTTCCTCCCCGCTGAAGCGTGACTTCAGTAGCTTGGCCAACGCCGATTCGTCGAACTGCATCGGGTTGATTGGGGGCTGTGCCGTGTTTTGGGCAGGTTTCGCTTCCTGTTTCGTCGGGATGTCCATGCTTTTAGACCCTGCAAGCCGGGTATTCTGCGCCATGGTTGTTGAAGGCCAACCAAGAAGCCATTGGTTGAGTGAGAGCCTAGAATTGACCGGAAGTCAACTCCCTCCCGTTTCTTAACGCACTGATTTGTGCGATGAGATCCTTGATTGCGGCGGCTCGGCCTGAGTTATAGGCACGGTCTTCCGCAGAAAGTGATGGGATGATGGCGTTGTGCACCTCATCCCGCAGCGTGTCGTCGAGGATTTGACCCATGGCCTTGATCACGGGGTGCTCCTCGGACACTGAGAGGGCCTCTGAGAGTTGTTCGTCGTTGAGTTTCATTGCACTCCGAGGCGTCCGGTGATGGCGTTCTGCTGCTGCTGCACGCTGAACTGCAGGTTTTCAATGTACTTCTGCAGATTGGCCTGGAAGAGCGGGTCCTGCTGCAGTTGGGCCTGGTATTTCGGGTTGGATTGCAGGACCTGCTGGCTGAATTGCAGGCGCATGGGCGCGGTGGGGTCGTTCTCCCGGAGCTGCGGCGGGTTGCCGAGCGACATCAGCGCGATTTCGTCGTTGGTCTCGTTGAACATCTTCTGGGCGGCAGGGCCCTGCTGCATGACCAGCTCGCTGGCGAGGGTCGGATCGATGGCCCGGAGCGCAACGGAGATCAGCTTGGCCCGGTCGATGACGCCGGCAGTGTCGAGTGGCAGAACGAGGGTGCTGATGGCCTTCAACTTCTCGGTCACCAAGTCGGTCGAGAGCTCGCGGATGTCGAATTTGAGCATCACGTCGAAGTCCTGCACGTCCTGCGGGAGCGGTGTGGCCGAGGCTGTGATGCGCTGGATCTCGGCGGGGCCGATGTACTGCAGGGTCAGGGCAAGGACCTGTCGGAAGGCCTCGGTCCAGCCGTGCAGCCAGTTGTTGATCAGGCGCTGCTGGCGCATTTGGGTGATCACCGGGGGGACCTTCTCGGTCGGGCGCCCAAAGTAGCGGTCGGTCTGGGCTTCGATGGCTGCGATCAGTTGGAAGGCAACGCCGGGCTCCCGGGCGGGCGGTTGCAGGAAGCCGATTTCGCCGCGGCGCAGGACCGGGATCTGGATGGCGGGGCCGATCTTGAGATTGCCGCCTCGGGTCTTGGGGACCTCGATGGGCGGAAGAGTGGCTAGGGACGTGTAGTCGAAGATCGAGTCGCGCTGAGCCTTCACCTCGTGCTGCCAGGTGGAGCAAATCTCGGGCACGCCGCGGCTCTCGGTAATCTGGCGGTGGATGAGCTCGGAGCGCCAGACAACGAAGGGGTATTGGCCGTGCGCGTAGTCGAGCGCCTCAAAGTAGCCCCATTTGTCGCCGACTTGAGGGCTGAAGACCGTGTAGAAAACGCCGGGAATACCGTCGGAGTCGACGGCCTTTTGATAGGCAAAGACGATCTCAATGAGGTTCTCGCGGTCGAGTATCGAGTTCTCGGCCAGGCCGACGGCGCCGTAGCTGAAGGCAGCGTAGTCCGAGAAACGGCCCATCGTGTTGATGGCTTCCTGCGCCCACTCGGCATCCCACTCCTCGGTTTCCACTTTGTTCAGGAGCTGGGCCTCGGTCATGTAGAAACGGCGGAAGACCACGCGGGCGGATTGGATGTCGGTGGTCTCGGGCGGGAAGATCAGCTCATCCCATGGTGCGAGGGCTGCGATCATGGGCTTGTTGGTCACCATGGTCGGGATCGGGAAGTCGCACTCGCCCTCCTCGCGGAGCTCGCGGATGGCCTTGAGGGCTCGGCGCTTGCGGAGGTTGGGGAAGGCAGCGATGAGGAGCTCCGCGGATTGATCGTCGGCCTCGGGGTTGGCGATGAGGTTGGGCAGGTCAGCGAGCACCGAGCCCTCGGGCGATTGGGCTGCGAGGGCCATGACTTGATCCATGGTCAGGTACTGCTCCTTCTGTCCGAGCTCCTGCTGCCAGGTGACGTGGACGCCGGCCCAGCCGTAGGTCCAGAGGTACTGGGAGAGCAACTCGACCTCGCGGGTGAGGTCGTTGTACATCCGGGCGTTGACCGTCCAGTCCATCAGGTTGTGCGCGGTGACCGCCTGGTCGAGCTGGCTGATGTTGGTGGGGCTGACGCGGAGCATCG